AAGCGCACGCTTCCAACTGGTCAAACTGGATCTGAATTAATGGACACTCCGTTCTACACCGTGTGCAAAGCTGACCCAACCGTCCAGGCGCTGCTCGGCGGCACGTCGCCACGTATTTACCCGTTCGGCGCTGCGCCGCAAGACGTCGCCAAGCCCTACGTGGTCTACCAGTGGATCGGCGGCGCACCGTTCAATATGCTTAACTGCCGCCCTGACGCTGACCGGTCGGAGCTTCAGGTGGACGTGTACGGTCTCACGCAGAAATCCTCAACCGATTGCGCCAAGGCGATCCGCTATGCCATTGAGCTGGATAGCAACCTCGGCTCCTACCGCGGTACGGATCGCGAGGAAGACACGAAACTATGGCGCACCGGCTTCGACGTCACCTGGCTGGTAAATCGTAGTTGACACACTCGTCAACCTAGGCCATACTCCCGCATTTGCGAATCCCCCGCCGCATGGTATGCTTCCGCCGAACGTTCACTCATTCGACGAGGCTTCACCCATGACCATCAAGTCACAAGGAACCGATCTCTTCACGATCGACCCCGATACCGGCGATTTGCTGGACGTGGGTTGCGTCACTTCGATTGACGGTATCGACACCGCCATCGACCAGATTGAAACCACTTGCCTCAACGACTTGGCCCGTAAATACGAGGCCGGCCTGGCAACTCCAGGTGCAGCAACCTTCGGTCTGCAGTTCGACCCGGCTGACGTGAATCAGGTCCGTCTGCACCAGTTGAAGACCGCCGGCGTCACGCTCCAGTGGGCTATCGGTTTCTCTGACGGCACTGTGGCACCGACCACCGGCACCGACAGCAATGGCGACCCGGAATTCGTGTTCCCTCCGACCCGTAGCTGGATCGCTTTCGAGGGCTACATGAACAGCTTCCCATTCTCCTTCGCGCTGAACACCATGGTCACCTCGACCGTCGGCATTCAAGTGTCCGGTGAACCGGTTCTCATTCCAAAGTCGACGAGCTAATCCATGACCTTGAATCTGAAAGACTTGGTCGCGCAGGGCGCGTTCGTCAAAGAGCCTTTCGTGAAGCGCCAGATCACCTGGCACAACACCGAAGGCGAGGAGCTGACCGCCGACATTTACGTTCGTCTCGCCTCGTACCACACGATCACCAACACGTGGAAAGCGGCAGAAGGTAATCAGGAGCATCTGGCCGCGCGGATTGCGACCATGGTGTGTGACGGGGAAGGCGGCCCGATTTTTTCCACGGCTGACATCCTCGGCACGACTGGCGTTGAAGGCCGCGGTGCGATGTGCGACACGCTGTTCCTGGCGCTGATCACGGCGGTTAACGAGGCACAATCGGCAAAGACGAAGCCCCTGAAGACTTCTGGTTCGAAATAGTGCTGAACGGGATCGGTGGTCGCACGATCGCCGAGGCCCAACAGAACATGTCGATGGTCGAAGCGCGACAATGGGCTCAGTACATTAAGCGCCATGGGGGCTTGAACATTGCTGAGCGGGTAGAGCAAGCGGCCGCGTTGATCTGCACCACAGGTGCGCAGCTGATGGGCAACAAAAAGGTCAAGGTTGACGACTTCATCCCGAACCGAGAGTCCGATGATGAGCTGAGACTGGCGACTCCAGAAGACTTCTTAAAAGTGCTGCAAGCGTCCCGGAGGAAATAAAGTGGCAGTATCGTCTCTGGGCCAGCTCACCGTGGACCTCGTTGCAAATACCGCAGGCTTTGAGCGCGGTATGAATCAGGCCGAACGCTCTTTGGCAGCGACAACCCGCGAGGCAAAACGTCAAGGCGAATCGCTGGAACGTCTGGTCGGTCAGATCGACCCTGTGGCCGGCGCACTCAACCGCCTCGACGCGCAGCAGCAGAAGCTTGACGCCCACTTTAAAGCTGGGCGCCTGCCGATCGAGGACTACACCAAGTACACCGCTGTCCTGAATCAACAGAAGGCTGCCGCTGACCAAACCGTCGCGACCTTCGCAAAGCTCGACAAAGCCTATAACGCGCAGGGTCTGACCGCTAAGCAACTCGCGGCGAACCTGCGGGGCGTTCCTGCACAATTCACTGATATCGCCGTCTCCCTGCAAGCCGGGCAGAACCCGCTGACGGTCTTCCTGCAACAGGGCGGCCAGCTCAAGGACATGTTTGGCGGCATCGGCCCTGCGGCGAAAGCTCTGGGCGGATATATCGTCGGCCTGATCAATCCTTTTACTGTGGCAGCAGCCGCAGCCGCAGCGCTCGCTCTCGCATACAAGCAAGGCAGTGACGAGACCACCGCCTTCAGCACCGCGCTCGCGATGACTGGCAACACCGCTGGCACCACGACTGCGCAGCTCTCCGACCTTGCGCAACAGATATCCCTGACTGGCGGGACTGTCGGCAAGGCCGCCGGCGTACTGGCGCAACTGGCGGCGTCCACGCGTATCCCGAAAGAAGCTTTCGAGAGTATCGCGGTGGCGGCGATCGCCTTCGAGAAAGCGACGGGACAGGCCGCTGAAGAGACGGTCAAGAACTTCGAGAAAATTGCCAAGGATCCGGCCGGCGAAATCCTCAAGCTCAACGAGTCCATGAATTTCTTGACTGCCTCCACCTACGAGCAGATCAAGGCGTTGCAGGAACAAGGCAAGGTGCAAGAGGCTGCGGCTGTCGCCAATACCGCATACGAGGAAGCACTCGGCCGCACCGCTAGTGCAGTGCAGAAGAACCTCGGCACCCTCGAGTCGGGCTGGAATGCTGTTAAAAGCGCCGCCAAGGCTGCGTGGGACGCCGCCCTGAACATCGGTCGCGAAGACACTCTGGCTCAGCAGATCAATAACCTGGATGAGCAGCTGAACGCCATCGCCAACGCGCGCCGATTGAATTCGAGCGACGGCGTCGGCAACTTGGCACCGAGCGATAGTTTCCGGGAAGACGCGCTGCAGGCTGAGAAAACGCAGAAGCTGATTCTGAAAGAGGAACAGGATAGGCGCGCGGCGTCCAAAGGCTTTCAGCAGGAGCAGCAGGCTACGGCGCTGCGCGATCAAGTCGAACTCGACAAGCTGCGCAGGGAGACCGAAAGCAACGCTGACAAGCGCGCTCGTGAACTCGGCCAGTATCGTGAACTGGTAGAACGCCGTGTCACCGCATCGCGGGCTGCGGGCGATAAGTCGCTGCTGATCTCTGCTGAGCAGCAGGCGAAAGACATCGCGGCGATAAACGAGAAGTACAAGGACGCGAAGGTAGCGGCACCGAAAGCGGTTCGCGAGGACGCCGGTAAAAAGCTGCTCGGCACTCTGCGCGAACAAGCCGCGGCTTTGCAGATGCAATCTGACTCGATCGACGAGCAGACCGGAAAGTACAAAACGCTCGGCGTTCAAGCCAAAGCATTGGCCGAGTTTGAACAACGCATCGCGAACATCAAAGAAACCACGGTACAGACAGCCGACCAGAAATCGATTCTCGCCAGTCAGGATTTGTTGCGCGCGCAGCTTAAGCGCAATGTGGCGCTCGAAGAAGAAATTGCCGCCCGCAAGACCAGTTACGAGGAAGCGGCGAAACTGGCGGCTTTCCAAGAGAACCAATCGTCCAAGTTGAGCCAAGCACAGGACGGGCTGAACTCCGCCCTGACCGGTCTGGGTATGGGGGAGAAGGGTCGCGAACGCCTCAAAGAAGACCTGTCGATTCGCAAGGAATATCAGTCCGAAGTCGACAAGCTGAACAAGCAGTTCAACACCGGACAGATCAGCGAAGACCTGTACCAACAGGAAACGGATATTCTCGAAGAGAATTTGGCGTCGCGCCTGGTCATGCAGCAGGACTACTACAACCAGCTCGACGAAGCGCAGGGTAACTTTTTCCTCGGCGCATCCGAAGGCTGGATGAACTGGGCGGAAGAGGCAACGAACTACAGCGCGCAGGCGTCGGAGTTCGTACGTGGCACATTGGACACATTGAGCAGCGGCCTTGCGGACAGCTTCATGTCGATTCTCGACGGCACAAAAACCGTGGGCGAAGCGTTCGCGGACCTCGGTGCGCTGATGGTGAAATCAATCGTGGGCGCGCTGGTGCAGATGGCGGCGCAGTGGCTGGTCTATCAAGGTGTGCAGTTATTGGTAGGGTCGACAACGTCTGCTGCGTCTATCGCGCAGGCTGCCGTAACCGGCACGGCCATTGCTGCGGCATACGCCCCGGCTGCGGCCTTGGCGTCTCTGGCATCGTTCGGCACTAACTCTGTGCCTGCAGCTGCTGCGATTCTGTCGACTACGGCAATCGCGGAAGGTGTGGCCTTGGCAGGCATGGCGCACGACGGCATTGATTCTGTGCCCCAGACAGGAACGTGGTTGCTGCAGAAGGGCGAACGTGTGACCACTGCGCAGACCAGTGCCAAACTCGATAAGACGCTAAACGACATAAAGTCCCCGACCGGAAACGGCGGCACTACGGTAAATTTGATCGAAGACGCATCACGCGCCGGGCAGACGGAAAAACGTCGCGGCGATCAGGGGGAAGAAATGATCGATGTTTTCGTAGCGGACCTGTTGGGAGATGGCCGAGTGGCTGACGCGATGGGCCGTAAGTACGGCCTTCAGACGGCGGGCCGGTAATGGCGATCCCTATTTACCCTGAAGGGCTTCCCTGCCCGCTGCGGGAAAGTTACGAGTTCACGCCGGTCAACAATATCCGCCGAACGCAGATGGATAGCGGTAGATCGCGTCAGCGAATAGAGTTTCGTAACGTACCTACGATGGTGCAACTGTCTTGGATTATGTCCTCGCCGCAAGCTTCTCTGTTTGAAGCATGGGCTGCTCAGGTAGTCGGCGCCGGCTGGTTCACAATGACGTTGCTGACCCCTTTGGGGTTTGACGAGCAAGAAGTTCGTTTTACTGAAACACCGGTAGGCGGACAGCTTACGGGGAAATTTTCATGGCGTTATCGCGTAGTTTGCGAAGTGAGGAAACGACCATTGCTTGAACCAGGATGGGCAGAAATTCTGCCTGAATACATTTTGCACGCGGACATCTTTGATTTTGCGATGAACCGTCAGTGGCCACTTAACCCATGGCAGACCTACATTGAAACTTTTGACGAAACCATTAACGAGGACTGGCCAACGCCATGACATACAACACTGGTAATCCCGTCCCGTCGATCGACCCTCGCGACCTGGACGATAACGCCGAGGCGTTTGATCGGTTTTTGCAAAGCACCGCCGCGTCAGAGCCAGATCGGCTCGGCCAGCTTCGCAAGACTTGGCACCAAATGGAGCTGGATGCTGCATCCTTGGTGAGCCCGAACGTTTCCGCTCTGGCAGCAGCCGTAGCAGCCGTGAACAAAGCGGTGTACTTCAGCTCTGCAAGCCCCGTGGCAATGTCGACTTACGACCTGAGCGCGTACGTTCGGGGGATATCCGGTAGTGCCGATGGGGCAGCTTTCCGCACGGCCATAGGTGCTGCAAAATCCGGGGCAAACACTGACATCACGTCTATCACTGGCCTGACTACCATGCTCCCAGTCAACCAAGGCGGCACAGGCGGCAATGATCAGGCAAGCGCGCGCAGCGGTATCGCCGCTGCAAAGTCTGGTGCAAACACTGACATCACGTCGATCGGCGGTCTGACCACTGCTTTGTCAATCGCACAGGGCGGTACAGGCGCTACAACGGCTGGCGCTGCACTTGCAGCCTTAGGCGCCGCAACAGCCTGGGTAAACGTCCCGCTTTCTAATGGTTGGGCGATCACCGCAAGCCGCCGTGCCGTATACAGAAAAATACTCGGCCAGGTACAATTGCAGTTTAACGTTGCAGGCGGGACCGCTACTGACGGAACAATCGTCGGAACGTTGCCTGTTGGATTCAGGCCAATATTCCAAATTGGGGTAGCCATCGTTGCAGCACCAAACGTAGCCGTAACTGGTGGCGTAACAGTACCCCGTGTGATTATCGATACCGACGGCACAATCAAGTGCCAGAATTGCAGCTCGGCAAACGGTATCGCATTCGACCTTCTTATGCCTCTGGACTGAGTGAAAAATATGACCAACACATACAACACGCTCAATCCTTTAGGGTCGACTAACCCGAAAGATCTTTACGATAACGCCTCTAATTTTGATGAGGCGATGAATAGCCTTGGCCCGGCATTTTACGACCGATTCAATCGGCGTCGTGAAACATGGGCAGGGTTTGAAACAAGGTTCAACACTTCGATTTCCAATTGGGATGCCGAGTTCCAGGCTTTTCTTGCGGCCTCTGGATTTGAGCCCGTCCATCTTGTTTATATTGACGGCTCTCCGCTCACTGTTGATCGTCCAACCCAGTTGATTGATCGGGCCGGCCAAAGCTACCGCATCAAGTTGCCGTCTTCTTTCCCCGTTATCTTGACCGGTACATGGGCGACCGACCTGACAAAGCTTGTCGATGTTGCTGACGCAGGCTTTAAAAGTGACTTGGCTTCGACGGATTTGTCGAAAGGTGCATCTCTTGTTGGGCGAGCGCTGATTGTCGTCAATAGCGTCGCTGAACTGCTGACGTTCGCGCCAACCACTGACGGCGTCGTGGTCTACTTGAAAGGTTTTTATGCAGGCACTCCAGGCTTGGGTGAGGGTGTTCTGACGTGGCAAGCTAGTTCGTCCTTGACCGCCGACGGCGGGACGGTGTTTAAGCCTACCGCAGTGGTCGGCAATGGTCGCTTTGTTCGCCCCATGGCAGAGTTCCGCTTTGAGGACTTCGGCTGTATTGGTGACGATTCGACAGACAACACCGCCAACTTGAACGCAGCATTTGCAGCGCCTCGGGCGCCGAAGCTGACTTCCCAGATGGGTCGGCTGGCTCGGTATCGCCACAGTGGTACGATTTACATCACGAAGCCTGTTGAGTTCAACAGCGGGTACGCCGAGTTCGTGCTGAACGACCCCTCTGG